GCCCTCTTTGTGACCTGATCGATCCACGCCTTTGGCTGGAACGCCGATCTAGCTTTAACTTCCATGTCGAACGGGACATGTGTTATATCTTTTCCAGCCCCTCGACCGATATCTGCATGTGGCCACCATTCCGATAGGAACCTAGCGACCACTCGCTCAGTCGAGAATCCTCGATACTTACGGCTTTGTGAGGCCATTGACCGCGTGGCATTTAGCGCATGACCAGCTCTTATTGATGAGGTTCACTTTGATCTCTGCAACTGGAATAGATTCATTACAGATACAACATCTAGTCGTGAATGTGAACTCTTCTAAGATGGCCTGAACTTCTTTAGATCGGGTGATCTCATCATCTGTTGGGAATGACTCCCACTCACCATCTTGGTTCATGAATTGTAAACGTCCCATTACCCTCTCGCCTTCTGGCGTTGCCATGCGCCTTCTTTGTTGATCTCGTACCAGATAACATCGTTAGGTGATGGGCATCGAGTGAGTTCACCAGTTACCGCATAAGGACACTTAAAGTGACCCCAAGGCTTGCCTGCTTTAGTCTGGCCTGTCTTCCAGATCATGTCCCCATGGGCGCATTTCGGAATGTCCTTCTCGGTCTGGCCGCCAATGATTTCTTTCACCGTCGCAACGGCTTCCCCCATTGTGGGCGGCATAGTCGCTGTGCTGATAGTCCATGGATCTTCCTCTTTCACTACTGGAATGTAAGTGCCAGATGTTTCAGCCATCTTGGCTTTTACTTCTTGAATGGTTGCATCCTTAGCCTTCACTCGATTGACCTTCTCGGCTTCTTCTCGGCTAATTGAGTTCTTATCAGTACCAATGTTGGCATTCTTAGCGGCGATTCCGATTGCGGACGTTTCGCAGTTCTCAAGCGCAAAATCCTTATTGACTCCTCGATCAGAAGTGATTTCTCTGGCATAACCAGTTGAGAAGGGACGTTCATCCTCATCATCTCGATACAACTCAGCTGTAAAGACTACGCGAGTAGCATCCTCATAGATCAACTTTGTGATGATTCTGCCCATTGGAAACATCTCTCTAAACAACTTGATTCTTTCACTTACTGTCGTATATTCCGATAGATTAAACATATAGTTCGTTCTCCTCTGTGTGAATTTGTCCTGCTATTGCAAGATAGGCAGCAGCGTCGATGTATGTATCGACTTTTGCAGACTCCATGCTTCGTGCAAGTTTGACCAATGCCATGCATGATGCCACTTGATAGTCAGTAATAGGCATTTCGAGGAATGCACTCCATAGTCGTGCTGTTCGCTGCATATTGTCTGACGGGTGACCGTAGTCCATTCCACGATCTTGAATGATTGCTTTTGCTGCTGTAAGGAAATCACCTGCGTTCACACTCTCACCTTATCTCTTGATTCGTAGTAGTCTCGGACCGCTTTGCGTCCCTTGAGATAACCTACTCGATGGCCAGCGATGCGGCCGAGGTGGAAATATAGCGCAGCTAGTAAAATCATTACCACTGCATCGCCCATTGATGGATCGAACATTATGCACCTACTAGGATGCTGGTCGCGTAAGCATTCTTCTTGATCTCAGCTCGACGATCAGCACAATCAGCGCACCAGCATTTACGGACCTTTAAGTTGCTATCGCTTGCAAGGCACTTGCTGTTAAGGCAATAGTTGTTGCATCCGCAGAACTTGTTATTTGTAGTCATTTTGCTCCCTTTATGAACGTGTCTCGTTCATGGGATAAGCATCTCAGATCGCTAGGCTAGGTCAATAAGATTTTGATAACGAAACGGTAACAATTCTGAGTCATCCATGTGGTCATCGATGTCCCGATCTAGGTCGTTATCTAGGTCGTCCATACCGCTTGCCTGAGACTACGAATGTGCCGTCCTTCTCCAGATAGATCAGATCGACTTGGACGTTCTTTCCATCGACGTACATGATGGCGAAGGCTTGTTGCCAGTTGGCTGATCCCTTGGTATATGACGCTTTGCTGAAGTCCATGAGGTTGCCTACTTCTACTCCATGCAGAACACGGCCTATACGGCCCCCAGAAGCCTCGGAGAAGGACGATCTACCTGCCCTGTGAGTATGTCCTGAGATGACGCTCTTGCCATGCCTACGAGCCGCCTCAAGGGCTGAGAGACCGCCTTGTGACTTGATAGGGGTATGGTCGCCGTGGACTGCAATCCAGCCAGGAGCGATGTTGTACGGCTTCTTATGAAAGGTAATCCCTAGTTCATCCAGTTGCATAAACTTCTCGAATCGAAGCTCTGGCAAGGATAGGAATGACGGGATCTTACGCATGATCTGGTTGTAGAGACGATCTGTGTGATTAGATCGAATCATCTGGGTTACTTGGAGATCGTAAAGTACCTGAACAGCCTCATCGCGATCTTCTCCAAGAGTCTGCTCATAAGCCTCTGGCGTCCCTTCTGCCCACTTGCTGATGGTGTTGAAATCAATTTCGTCGCCGATGGTAACTACCTCGTGCGGCTTAAACTTGCTGATGAAACTGGCTAGATTCTTAACTGCGTGTCTATCGTGGAACGGAACCTGTAGGTCGCTCACTATGACTATTCGCTTCATTAATCCTCGTCGTCGTCCTCGTAGGGTAGGCGATCCACTCGGTCGGGGATCGATGGCAGAATCCAGTCTGGGTAAGAGTCTCGATCAGAGATAATTGCTAGACATAGATCAACGGCAAAACCTGCTCGCCTAAGTGCGCGATACATTTCATGCAGGCTAATAGCCCATTGATCGAGCTGTGAGTAAGTATCAAGATCGATGACTTTCTTTCGTGCCATAGTTAAAATTATCGCTCTAAGAGGATGTTATAAATCTCATCGACACGCGAGTTAAGTCGCTTAATTTCAGACAGAAGATGCGTGATGACGTAGCCTGCAAGCCCACCGACTACGGCAAGGCTAGCGAAGTAAAGAGTGAAGAAGTCCGACTGGCTCATTTCTTCTTTTCGACAGTATCAACCGCCGCCTCTAGTGCATCTGCCACGATCTCGCCAACGGCCTTCTTAGCCCGATATGACTTGATCGCTGTACGAATCACAGGAATTGCAATAAGTCCTAGTGTTGCGTAAACAATTGCTTCCATTATTCCTGCTCCTCATCTGGTAGATCGATTTCTTCAACGATGTTGTTGTTTGGCTTGGTTGGGTCGTATCCGCCGATGCCGTAAGTGATTTGCTTCATTTACGCCACCCTTAGCCAGACATGTGGAGCAACTACGTTAAGAGATACTCCTGATGCATTAGCAAATGCACCGCTAACGCTTGATTGTCTATAAGAAAGATTAACGTTACTAGAACTCGGAGCAGTCCAAGCATTTCCAATAAGCAAATTGTAAGCCGTAACAGCTGTTGTTCCGTAATAACTATTTGTAGTAGCTGCTGTTTGAACATTCCAAGCGGTCCAAAACATTCCAGCAGGTATAGTTTGATTTATTGTAATTTGATAAGTCGTTGCCGCAGCCGTAACTGATACAGTTCCAGCATCAAGAATTAGATTGCCAGGAACTCCATTGTTGTCGGCATAGAGACCCATTCTTACTGTTCCTGTGCCTGAAAAGTTAGAACCAGAAATAAAGGCCATCCTATCAAACGTAGTTGAAGTTGGTATAAACATTGGTTGATAATAAGTGGCCTGAGATGAATAGCCTTGTGTAGTGTTGTTTCCAAGACCAAGATTTGTTTTGTAATAAACACCAGATTGAAGAATGACCGCTGGAAACTTAGTGAACGCGAAATCATAAGCAGTCTTAACCGCAGCAGGAGTCGCAGCAGTCGTCGTCGATGTTGAGGATACTGAATCGGTAAGTTGCAACGCACCAGCGGCAGAAGTAGTACCAGCCGAAATTGAAAGATTGGCGGCACTAGAAGTTCCAGCGTTGGTAAGTGGAGCATTGACTGTGACTACGCCAGATGGGCCTTGCGCTCCTGTATCGCCTGTGTCGCCTTTAGCACCTGTCGCGCCCGTTGCTCCAGTATCACCCTTGTCGCCTTTATCGCCTTTAAGTCCAGTTGAACCGATTGGCCCTTCTGCTCCTTGTGCGCCTGGGTTACCTTGAGTTCCCTGAATACCTTGTGGGCCTTGCGGACCTTGTGGTCCCTGAGGACCTTCTGGGCCTTGTGGACCTGGTGGACCACCTGGATCTCCTTGGTCACCTTTTTCGCCTTTAGGACCTGGGAATAGGTTATTAGAGCTGATCGTTACGCGACCCATTATTTACCACCTAGCATCGGGATATTAAAGAACGAATTATCGATATCGCCTGTCTTAGTGAAAGATACATGGAGATGATGATTGTGCGGATTAGATCCCTTGTAAGGTCTCCAACGCCAGCCCATGCGAGGCGATGCAATTCGTCCTGCGAAGATGATGTAGGACACACGCTTCTCTCCAGCTTTGGCCGCGAGTCGAATCTGATCTGCAATATCTGGCATGAGGTCGGGCTTGCCTGACTTATGGACATCTCGATCGACATCGATGGCTCTAACAATTCCAGTCTCTCGATCAGGATTGTGGTCACTAGGACGCGCTGAATGACGGAGATCGCCGATCCAACCATCGGAACGCCTATCACGATCAGGGAAGGAGTCATC